ATCTAAAGACACCTTTTGTCTATATCCATTCATTCCAAAAGTAGTTTGAACTGATTTAACCATAAACTTTCCAGTTCTTTCAGGTATCACCTCGTCAATTATATGCACAATATCTCCATGCTTCACCAAAGGTAATCCAAAAGTAGTAAAATCACCTCTCCAACCATCGTAAGTTATTCTTTTTATTTCTTTTTCTAGATATTCTTTTAACTGTGCCTCAGGCATCTTCATGCTGTATAATGTTCTTATTTCACCATCAAAAGCACTAGGTTTTTCATCTATTGGAACTACCTTTAAAACTTTTTTGTCATAATAAGCAAAATAATGTATCTTATTTGTCTTATATTTAGTAGTTCCATCTTTATTAGTTCCTTTAGATGTTAATTCAATAGATTTAGCCTCAATACCTATTTTAACATCATCAGTTCTTTTATAAATCAAATCATCAGTAATTATATTATACTGAAATTTAAAAATATGCTCTTTTATATCTTGAGGATAATAAACAATATAACTACATCTTAACTCATTGTTTCTTATAAAACTTTCAAACCTAAAATCTTTTTGTAGCCTATCTAATACCTGAGCAATAGTTTCGTTTTTAGTAGTAAACTCACCAACACTAGTGCTGGTAAAATTACTCATGGTAAAAGGTTTATTAGGGACTAATTCTAACATCTCTGAGAGCATTTCTTCTATTGTCCCTGTGTAAGTCTTGTTTGGTGCTTGAACTTGTTTTAAAAGCCACATTTTATCCTCAAAATGCAATTCAATAGGCATTCTGTTATCTACATTAGAAATGTATCCCTCAAAAACAGTATATATTTCAGTTTTTAATGTTTTAGTATAATCTCCAGTTTCATTATTTCTATTAAAAATTTCATAGGTATATCCTAATTCAATCTTTATAGAATCCCCTCTTAATATCATTGGATAACCTAATTGGTCATCTTTTCCTGATATAACATTTTTACCATCAAAAGTAAATTTTTTACCAAATTCATCTTTGTAATATACTTTTTTAGGTATTATAATTTTACCAGTATCAGTTAAGTTTTGCCAAGCACTATTAATTTCAATATCATTTACAAAATCTATGATAAATGTTTTATTCCTTTCAGTAGGATAAGTATCAGTAGGATTTTGAGTAATAGTAATTTTGCTATTTAATATTAACATTACTTTGTAAGATTAAATATATATTCTGTATCTGATATTGCATTAAATTCAAAAGGCTGAACGCTATATTCACCCTCATTTTGAGGAAAATTATAATCTGTAATAACAATTTCGTTTATACCAAAGATTTGAGTCAAAAACCAACTATTAACTTTTAAAGCCTTATTTGATTTTAATGCAGTTATTAAATAATCTACAGACACTACACCACCTTTAGATGTGCTTTCAAATCCTAATCTAGGATATTTACCATTATCACCTACTAGTACACCTTTTACATTAATGCTAAAATCTCCATCACTTATATATTCTTTTACCGTTCCGTTTCTTCCTTGCACAGCAGTAGATATAATATTCTTTTTTTGATTAACAGTAAACAAAACTGTAGGAATATTTAACCTAGGTATATTTAATCCAGTAGTATCAATATCTAAGTCAGACATTACAGGAGTTCCTAATTTAGACTCATAAGATGGCAAATAAGAAAAATTCTCATAATTATAAGCATCTTTTTCTATTACATCAGGAAGTTTACCACTATTAGTATATGGATTATTTTTACTTGCATTAGCCTCTGCTGCTTTACCATAAAAATCAATAGCAGGTTTATAAATAACAGATTTTAAAGTCTCTAAGCCAAAAGTTTTAATAATTAGCTTACTAGTTTCTGTAGGTGTTCCACCTGACTTAGGTATATTATATTCTGCCATATATTATTGAGTTTGTATTCTATTAGCATCATTAACAGCTAATAATAATGCTTTTCCTACTTCTTCAGCAATATTATTAACAAAATCTTTAGTAGCATTTTCTACCTTAACATTTTGTGTCTCTATTAATTTATTGATATTAATATATATATAATTTCCTTTACTTGTTCCAACTTTTGAGGCTTTATCTTTTTCTAGTTTTGACTTATCCTCCTGTGTTAAATCACCTTTTAAATCAGAAGCAAATGTAGTATTTTGCTCTAATGCGCCTTTTAATCCTTTTTTATCTTTAGGTATACCTTTTTTGTATACTTGTTGAGCATTAACTAATCCCTCTTTTATATCTCTAAAAGGTGCTAACATAGCATTACCTGCATACCTCATTTCATCAGCAGCACCTCTTAAATCTCCTTTCATTAAAGAAACAACAGATTTTAAAGAATGATATACCAATTTTAAAGGTAAAATCATACTATCCCATATTGCCATTCCTACTCCTTTTATAACTTCCCATGTTGTATCCATTGCCCATCTAAAAGTTTCAAATTCATTGTAGCAATATGCAATACCTGCTGCTAAAGCCGCTATAGCAATAGTTACCATTCCAACAGGACTAGCTAAAAATGCACTATTTAATATTGTCTGCAAAACAATTAATCCTTTAGTTGCTGCCATGTGTATATAATAAGCAGCAGTAAAAACTCCAACAGCAGTAGCCATAGCTAATACCTCTGATTTATGAGTTTTTATAAACTCTCCTAATCCTTTTAATCCTTGTAAAACATGAGTAACACCTTTAATTAAAGGAGTAAATATTTCTCCTAAAGAGGCTTTTAATTCAGTAAAAGCATTTTGCATTAATACAGTTTGAACCTGTATACTTTCTCTTGCTGCTGCTACCCCTGATGAAAATTCATTTTTCATATAAGCAGCTACCTTAGGTAATACTTCAGAACTTAAAGCATTACCATCTTTCATCATTTTCATAAACTGTTCTGCACTCATACCCATAGCATTAGCAAATATCTTTACTGCGCCTGGCATTCTGTTACCTAACTGTCTATTTAATTCCTCTGCACTAATTTTACTTTTTGACATCATTTGTTGTAAAGCATACAAAGTACCCTCTGTTTCATCAGCAGATAAATGCAATACAGTAGCAGCCATTGAAGCACCCTCAAATATATCTTTTACTCCTTGACCTGCATATTTTGTATCTTTTGCAGCAGCATTCATTCTAGCAAATGCTTTTGCAGTAGATAAAGATTCTAATCCTAATTCATGTGATTTTTGTCTTACCCAATCAAAATCTTCAGCACCTTGCAAAGCACTACCTGCTGCAAAATTTAATTGATTTCTTACTTCTTCTAATTTTCTTGCAGTATTAATAACATCTTTACCAAACTGAACTACCTCATTAATTATAAATGCTTTAGTTACTAAACCTGCAAGACCTCTTAATGAATTTTGAGTATTACTAACATTTCTATTTAACCTTTCTGTTTCATTTGCAGCAAGAGTAATTTTAGCTGTAAATAAATCATTTAAGGTTAAGGTATATCTTACATCAGTATTAGAAGCCATACTATTTCATTTTATCAAATTTCTTTAAACACCATTTTAATTCTCCCCACCTCATATAAAATTAAAAAAATAGCGAAGTAACGCACTAATCTGTCGTTCTTCGCTACTCTCATCAGTTAATTCGTACTGAACTAACTTTTTTTTTGCTTTTCAGAATAAAACTTTACTAGTTCATTAGCTTTCATCAAAAACCCAAAATAGATTTTATCATTTGCAGGGTTCTCATCTAAAATTCTAGGGTCTGAATATTCCTTAATTAAACAAGTTTCTAAAAGAATGTTAGCAGCAGAAGTCCAACTTTGTAAACTCATATCTAAAGCCCTCATCTTAACTAATCTGTCAGGGTCTTTCATAAAGCCTACTATCTCCTCTTTTTCTTCAGTTTCAAAAGTATATAAATATACTTCTCTACCTAACTCTTTAGACAACTTTTCTCTAATTGCCTCGTGGTCATTAACCAATGATTTAGTTTTATTTTCCATAATATTTTGTTGGTTTAATCTTACGGGACTAAATTACAAAATATTTTTAAAACTATCTCACTATATCCCCGATAATTAATGGAATAGTTACTTTTATTGATGTATCTCCCTCGCTAACACTTAGTGGGTCTTCCATAAACTCACATTGTCTCAACAAATCAACATTTGGTGCTACTCTTGCACCTTGAAAAATAACTTGAATATCAAATGGAGCAATAGAAAGAGCGTCTCTGTTAGGAGCAGCAGCTATAATTCTTTTCCATTCCTCAGTATAAAGTTCTATTGAACCCTCATACTCATATTTCCCATAACCTCTTGATACAGGCTTATATCCTGAACCATAGATATTTTCTTTTGTCTGTTTAGCTTTATAGTCTATCTTAGTAATACCTACAACTGGTACTCCGAAAAGTACCAATTTGATGTTACCCCAACCATAACTAACTCCGTTTATAAGTGGTGTTGCCATTGTTTATTAAATTGAAGTGGTGAAACCTATATTAACTGTAATAAAATCTGCTACTCCTATTGGTAATAATTGCACAGCTACTGTAATATTGTTAGTTGCCAATACATTTTGAGTAGAATCTATAGTTACTGTAAAAGCACTTAACTCAGAACTTCTCACCATAGCATCTAGATTGATACTTGCTTGTGAAATAAAATATTCAATAGTGTAATCTTGCAATGTACCATTACTATTTAATTGAATAGGACTAGACAATAAAGGTAATAGAGAGCTTCTAACGCCTCTTGTAGCTTTGTCAATAGTTCTGTTAGAGTAAATAAAATGATAGTCGCTAGAAGCTAATGTAGCAGTTGTAGGAGGTGTATTATATGTACCTGTAATGCCAATTAACTTTCTTAAAAACATATAATCGTAATTGTTTAAAGATGTTAGTTGATTATCAGCTACATTGTTATAAAACACATTAGTACCTGCTGCATTGACACCAAACATAATAGTATCTAGTTCTATTCCGTTACTCATGTTAAATTTACCTACATAAGCAATAGATTCAGATACATTTGATAAAGCAACAGCACCTAATACAGCACCTAATGAACCTATAGACTTAGCAGTAGCTTTCCATAATTTGTATCCATACCCTGCACCATCTTGTCCTATAGCAACAGATACATTTTTAGAATTTAAGCCAGTCAAAGTAGGTAATGCTGATAAAGAAGCAGTAGCACTTAACTCAGGGTTGTAAATGATTGATAATGGCTTGTAAAGAGTCTCTGACTCTGTAGCTACAGTTTGCAAAGCACTTACCTGAGCAGTAGCAAAAGCAGTAGAGAAATCGTGATTAACACCTATTTGTCTAATAGTTCCATTAGCATAATCTCTTACTAAAGCTACATTAGTAGCATCGTAAGTAGCATAATAAGCTATATAAAGAACTCCTTTAGGCTGTAATCTAAAAAACTCTGATACATGATACCATTCAACTGCTCTTTTAGAAGCTACACCTGCAACAACATTTTGTGTCAAAGTACCTGCTAATGCACCACTAGTAGTAGCCACATAAGGAGTACCTGAGTTTAAAAATAGACCTTGTCCTGCAACTGCTGTTATAGTAACTGTAGCTGTAGAAGCAAGAGCTGTAAATCCATGAGTTGTAGTACCTGCGTTTATTTGAGCAGCTATAGCTGTAGCAGTTGTTGATGTAGAAACAGCATCAGCAGTAACAAAAGAATAGTTGTTTATCAAAGTAACTGTACCCTCAATAGTAGCACAAGTTAAAGTCAATGTATCACCTACTGTAGCTTTAGTAGTAACTAAATATGTAGCAGTAGATTTGGTTTCATCAGCATAGTCATTAAGTATTCCTAAATCTTCAGCTTCTGCTAAACTAAATACTTTTTTTATTCTATCCGTTGATGAAAAACCACTTGGCAAAGAAGAATTGACAAACATTAGTCCACTAATGAAGTCCTCTCCTGTCAAAGGTCTGCCAAGACCACCTTTTCCATAATTAAATGTAATATTAGGTAACATCTTTAATTGGTTTTATGCTTTTAGAAAAAAAGCCACCCATAAATAAATAAGTGGCTTTCTTCGTTTAGCTAGTTATATATTATTTGGTTTTTTTTGATGTTTTCACTTCAGCTTTTTCCTCTTTGTTTTCAGAACCTAACAGTTCTTCTCTAGTTTTTATTTTGCTTTCTGCTAATGGCTTGTTAATGTACCACAATTCATCTACAAAATATACAACTTTAACATGAGGGTGTCCTAGTAAAAATTCTTTCAATTCTTCCATAACATAATGTTATTAAGCCTCTAATGCTCTACCTTTTTCAACAAAAGCAGTACCATTAAACACAAAAGATACTGAACCTGATTTCCCTGAAAGCACAGTTAAAGTACCTGCTGAAGCAAAACCAGTTGAAAAAGTTACTACTCTGTTAGCACCTGAAGCCTTAAATACACATACTAATTCATCACAGTCTTGTGAACTAGATACAGTTGCAACTAGTGATAAAGCACCTGTTAAATCAGCAGGAATAACAAAAGTTTTAGCAGCATTAGGAACAATAGTTACAGAAGCTGCA